ACCATTAGCTAGAGCATTGGCTGTAGGAGCATCTGCTAATGGACAACAATTCATCTTTGATTCTTTCTTTGATGTTAAGAAAGCCAGACCAATGCCAATGTACAGCGTACCTGGCTTAATCGACCACTTCTAATATGAGCATAGGCGGAGTTATTGGCGCAACGCTGGGCTTTGTAGACCAGCAGCAAACCAATCAAAAAAATTGGGATATAGCACAAGCCGCAAATGCGGCCAGTGCTGAACAAGCTGCAAAGCAAATGGATTTTCAAGAGCGTATGCGTGCTAATCAATACCAAACTGCCGTTCAAGATATGCGAGCGGCAGGATTAAATCCAATGTTGGCATATTCTCAAGGTGGAGCAGGCACCCCAACAGGTGCAATGGGATCGGTATCTACAGCGACAATGAAAAACGCATTGGGAGCAGGCTTGACAGGATACCAACAAATGACTATGAACGAAGCTGATATAGATTTAAAAAAAGCAACTACTGTAGGCACTACAGCATCTACATTAAAAACAGAGGCAGACACAATTAAGACTGCTGCCGATATAGGTTATGTATTGGAAAATACAAAACTAAACAAACAACAACATGACAATTTAGTTGTGCAATTGAACAAACTAAATCAAGAAATAATAAATCTTCGGGCAACCGAAAAATATACATCAGCAGCCACTGCTAAAGTTGGTGCTGAAACAACCAACATTAAAGAAAATATAGCCCCGTCAGTAGATCCCTACTGGTACCGGGATATTAAAAAGTATGTTCCTACTCCTTCAAGAGTAGAGAACTATATTAAAAATCAATATTACAAATTCAAAGGTAAAAAATGAAAAAAGCTCCATTTTTACGTACACCCTACAATTACGACTTAGATGCTGCGTCAAATGAGTCGGGGTTGCATTGTGAGGATGCCACCCTGACTCAGCAGCATTTTAAAGACGAATGTGATATTAATAATATCCTTCGTCAATTTAACGTAACAGGATTGTTACCAGAAACTACATTATCGCCTCGTTACGGCGATTTCACCGGTATCGGTGACTACCACTCTGCCTTAAACAGCGTTATCGCGGCAGAAGAAGGATTTATGGCTTTACCAGCCCAAATCCGCAGCAGGTTCGAAAACGATCCTGCAAAATTAATTGATTTTCTGGATAACCCAGAAAACAAAAATGAGGCTATAGCATTAGGCCTCATTGACAATATTGAGGAATTGCCACAAGCCGTTGAAATTCCTCAAGAAAAACCGGTCGAATAGACCGAAAGCACAGTTACCCTACTAGATGTAACTGTGCTAGGTGACACCAACCAAAAAAAGGGAGATTAATATGTATATGCGTAGATCACAAGTAAACAAAAAGAAATCTGCGAAATCTTTTCGCAGTCAAAGTCAAAAAACTAAATCGCCTAATATGCGATCAAGCCCCCAGCGTGGAGGCTGGAGGTTCTAATAAAACCCCCAGGCACCTCACATGCCTTGCTATCATCCATTAAGCGCATTTCAATGCGCCGACGGTTCAATCGTTTTTCATGAAAGACGATGGTACAACACCGTCAAAACTCTATCACTACCTTGCGGACAATGTATTGGCTGCAGGTTAGAAAGATCACGCCAATGGGCTATGCGTTGCATGCACGAAGCCCAATTACACGAAAACAACTGTTTTATAACACTTACATATGACAATACACATCTCCCAAGCGATGGCAGCTTACATTACAAAGACTTTCAACTCTTCATTAAGCGACTTCGAAAAAAATTCGGAAACACTAGAATCCGCTATTACATGGCTGGAGAGTATGGCGAAAATTTCGGCAGACCTCACTTTCACGCCTGTATCTTCGGACACGACTTTCATGATAAAAAACTATGGAAACGGTCTACCTCTGGTTCTATGCTATATAGATCCAGTGACCTTGAAATACTGTGGCCATTTGGTTATTCCTCCATTGGAGATGTTAACTTTGAATCAGCTGCATATGTTGCACGATATATTATGAAAAAAGTAACAGGACATAACTCAAAACAACATTACACACAAACGGATTCAGAAACAGGGGAAATAACTACTCGTAAACCCGAATTTAACAAAATGTCATTAAAGCCTGGTATAGGCTATGACTGGTACAAAACATATAAAACAGACGTATATCCACACGATTACGTCATAATTAAAGGTAAAAAAGTAAAACCACCCAAGTTTTACGATAAGAAATATAAATTGGACAATCCATTTGAATTTGACGAAATACTTTACAAACGTGAAATAAACGGTAAACTAAATAGCGAAGACAACACTTTGGAAAGACTAAAAGTCAAAGAAACAGTCCAAAATGCTAAACTTCAAAAGTTAAAACGAACCCTCATATAGGAAATCTAATGAAACTCACACTATGTTCAGTAAAAGACCGGGCAGCTGATGCTTACGGTCGACCAATGTTTGTACCCTCTGTAGGTGTAGCAATCAGATCATTTAGCGATGAAGTAAATCGCGCTGATGCGGAAAACCAACTATATAACCACCCAGACGACTTCGATCTGTACGAATTTGGAGAATTTGACGATAATACGGGCGTATTTACGCTACACGAAAGTCCAAAATTATTATCTCTGGGTAAACAAGTAAAAATACAGAATTAAAAACAAACCTCGAGGAAGGGCGGGCCTACGGCCCACCCTCTTCCTGAGGACACTACCAAGGAAAGAAAATGCACCGCAATCAATCAGTAAACGTACACCAGTTCACAATGATTCCAAAAGCGGATATTCCGCGATCGAAATTTGACTGTCAAAGTACACATAAAACTACGTTTGATGCGGGCTACTTAATACCCGTATACGTAGACGAAGTACTACCAGGGGATACATTCAATTTAAATATGACGGCATTTGCCCGTCTAGCAACACCACTTTATCCAATTATGGATAATTTACATTTAGAATCGTTCTTCTTTTTTGTCCCAAACCGCCTAATTTGGAATAATTGGCAGAAATTTATGGGACAACAAGAAAACCCAGCGGATTCAATTTCATATGTAATTCCGCAACAGGTGTCACCCGCCAATGGTTATGCCATTGGCTCACTGCAGGACTATATGGGATTACCAACGGTAGGCCAAGTCACTGCAACAAAAACAGTAAGCCATTGCGCCTTTTGGCCAAGAGCTTACAACCTTATTTATAACGAATGGTTTAGAGATGAAAATTTACAAAACTCAGTAGTTGTAGATAAGGGCGACGGCCCTGATACAGTAACAAACTACACATTATTAAGACGTGGAAAACGTAAAGATTATTTCACGTCAGCACTACCATGGCCACAAAAAGGATCAGCAGTAACATTGCCATTAGGTACAACTGCTCCTATAAAAACATTAGGATCAACAACAACAGCAACAATTTCAAATGCATTAGTTCCCGCAAATCAATTATTTTTGACAGGTTCAAGCGCAGCGTTGTCAGGAATATATGCTGATTTATCATCAGCAACAGCGGCAACTATTAACCAGTTGCGCCAATCATTTCAAATACAAAAATTATTAGAGAGAGATGCCCGTGGAGGTACTCGATATACTGAAATTATTCGTAGCCACTTTGGCGTTGTTAGCCCTGATGCTCGGTTACAGCGTCCTGAGTATCTGGGTGGTGGATCAACTCCTATTAACATTAACCCAATCGCACAAACTTCAGGCACTAATGCAAGTGGTACAACAACGCCTTTGGGTACACTTGCTTCTATGGGCACTGGTTTGGCTCATAATCATGGTTTTACTCAATCGTTCGTGGAACACGGCGTTATTCTTGGTATAGTAGCCGTAAGGGCTGATTTAACATATCAGCAAGGTTTACAAAGAATGTGGAGCAGAGAAACACGATATGATTTTTATTTCCCAGCGTTTGCTACATTAGGCGAACAAGCTGTATTAAATAAAGAGATATATGTAACAGGCGACACAACCGATACAGGAGTATTCGGATATCAAGAACGATGGGCAGAATATAGATATTATCCGTCTCGTATTAGTAGCCTATTTAGGTCTACAGCATCTGGAACTATTGACGGATGGCATCTTGCCCAAAAATTTACAGCTTTACCAACATTGAATACTACGTTTATTCAAGATACACCACCATTAGCTAGAGCATTGGCTGTAGGAGCATCTGCTAATGGACAACAATTCATTTTTGATTCTTTCTTTGATGTTAAGAAAGCCAGACCAATGCCAATGTACAGCGTACCTGGCTTAATCGACCATTTCTAATATGAGCATAGGCGGAGTTATAGGCGCAACGCTGGGCTTTGTAGGCCAGCAGCAAACTAATCAAAAAAATTGGGATATTGCTAATGCTGCTAACGCTGCTTCTGCAGAGCAAGCAGCTAAGCAGATGGCTTTTAAAGAACGAATGCGTGCTAATCAATATCAAACTGCCGTACAAGATATGCAAGCAGCAGGATTAAATCCAATGTTGGCATATTCTCAAGGTGGAGCAGGCACGCCAACCGGTGCAATGGGATCCGTATCTACAGCGACAATGAAAAACGCATTGGGTGCTGGTTTGACTGGATACCAACAAATGACTAGGAACGAAGCTGATATAGATCTAAAAAAAGCAACTACGGTAGGCACTACAGCATCTACATTAAAAACAGAGGCAGACACAATTAAGA